GTGCCGTAAAGGTATATTCGTTAAGGGTCAAGAATTAGATCGCTGGTACATACATGGTGTATCAGCAATGGATTACCTTGAAGTATATAGAGGTTTTGCGCGTGGTTTGTTAGAGTCTTATGCTCTTAACTTTGTAGCACAACATGAACTAGGAGAAGGTAAACTAGCTATCAATGCTACCAACCTAGCCTCTCTTTCTACTAACGATTGGAATAACTTTGTTGATTATAACATACAAGACGTTGATTTGTTAGTACGAATGGAAAAGAAATTACAGTTCTTTAAAATCATTCGTATGTTAGCTTATAAAGGTTTAACGTCGTTTGAAGCTGCTTTAGGTAAAGTATCTATTGTTACCGGGTGTGTTGCTTTAGAAGCATATAAACACGGTATGATTATACCTACTTTCGTTGAAGGCCCAATTAGAGAAGAAGTACCAGGTGGATTTGTTAAAGACCCTGAAAGAGGTTTGCAGAAGTCAATTGTAAGTTATGACGCTAACTCACTATACCCTAGCACTATCATTACCCTGAATATATCCCCGGAGACAAAGGTCGGTAAGATAGTTAATAAAGATGATAATGGGGTTACAGTACGTCTAGCTTCAAATAAAAAAGACTTTAAAATGTCTAACGAGCAATTTGTACAATTTGTACAAGTAGAGAAGCTCGCTATATCCAAAGCAAATGTACTTTACACTCAAAAGAAAAGAGGTGTAGTGCCTTCTTTAATTGATAGTTTATACAAAGAGCGAATTGTAAACAAAAACCAATATGTTAGTTTAAAGAAAAAATTAAGCGACCTAACCCCTGATACAGATGAATACAAAACGTGTAAGTTTAATATGGAACGAGCTGACACCATACAGCATGTCATCAAAATTCTTCTCAACTCTATCTACGGTGTTTTTGCTAATAAGTTTAGCCCTATTTGTGATAGTGATCATGCTGGTAGCATCACTCTTACTGGTCAGTCGGTGGTTAAGCAAGCATCTGATATTATTGATCAATACGCTAAAGAAAAACTAGGCTATACCGGTAAGTCATTAACAATCTATAACGATACGGATAGTACTCACGTCACTATTCAACCGTTATTAGATATAATGAAGCTAGACATATTAACTAACAATAAAGTTAATAAAGAGGGGTTAAAGTTTATTGACGACGAATTAGGGGTATACCTTAATAAAAACATTGAACAGTGGGCTAAAGATGCTCTTAACTCTACAGACCCTCGTTACTATTTTAAGAGAGAATCTATTTGTGATGTAGGAGTATACCTAGAAAAGAAACGGTACATTATACACGTTTTAAATGATGAAGGTGCTAATGTAAACAAATTCAAGTATGTTGGCGTTGAAATTGCTCGTTCTACCACACCTAAAAAAGCTAAAGAGTTAATTAAAAAGGTTATTGAGAACAGTCTACTAATACAGGATCAAAACAAAGCAAATGCTCTTTATAGAGAAGTATACGAAAACTTTAAAAGTCTTTCTATTGACGATGTAGCTATTAGAGGTGGGTTGAGTGATATAGAAAAACACGAAGTAAGAGCGGAAGGGTTTAAAATTGCAAAAGGAACTCCTAACCACGTAAAAGGCGCTATTTGGTACAATCAATTACTCAAACACCGTAATTTGGATACAAAATATGAACGTATTACGTCTGGTGGTAAGGTAAAAAAGATATATATTGCTCCTAACAAGTACAATATCGACACTCTTTGCTTTCCAGTAAGCTTTCCACCAGAATTAAACGATTTTCATGTTGATTATGAAGAAATGTTCAATACAATCATCGTCACACCAGTAAAAGCTGTATATGATGCACTTAACTGGCATTTACCTCAACTTAACAATCAAGCACAAACCGACTTATTTGATTTATTCACATGATTAAAATATCTCACGAATCTCCTTTAAGTATGTTAGAGATATCTCGTACATACAACGATTACTGCTATGCACTCGTGCACCTCTTTGAAACTCACCCGCAATATTACAAGTTTTTTGAGGATAGTGTTAAAGGTGGTAGACACGTTTTATTAGATAACTCTATCTTTGAACTAGGTACATCTTTTGACCCTAAACGTTATGCTCACTGGATACAAAAGCTTAATCCTACAGAATACATTATACCAGATGTATTAGAAGACTGTCAAGGTACTATTGATTCAGCTAAGAAGTGCTTATGGAAAGATTGGGACTTTGTTAGTAGTTCTAAGACTATTGGAGTTGTACAAGGCAAGACATATGGGGAACTAGTTAAGTGTTATGTAGCTTTAGATCAAGAAATAGGTGTAGACAAATTAGCTATTTCATTTGACTATTCTTATTATCTTAAAGCATTCCCTCACCCTAACAAGTGGGTATCTTATATGATGGGTAGAGTAATGACTTTAACACAGTTAATGAACGACGGTATTATTAATAAAGATAAACCCCATCATTTATTAGGTTGTGCTCATCCGAGAGAGTTTAGCTTTTATCAAAGCCCGCAATACTATTGGATAGAAACCCTAGATACTTCTTCTCCTATTGTACACGGTATTAAGAGAGTAAGATATTCTGATGTAATAGGTAATTGGAAGAAAGAATCCACTAAACTTGTAGATCTTTTAGATGTAGTACCAGATGAAATACAGGAGAGAATTATTGCAAGTAATCTGATACAGTTTAGAAACTACGTTAATGGATGACTACATTAGAAGCTATAACCAACTCCGTTCATGCTAACTATCCCCATCTCCTGGCAGATAATATTACTATTAGGGATTATTATTTTTGGGATTGTATTAAGAATCAAGAGTTGCCGGTAAGAGAGCTATCTGATGTCAAACCTTACCTAATAAAACACGGTATTGTTGATTTTACACTTGTTATTTTCTTTAGTGATAATACAATAGGGTTCCGTCTTAACCTATGAAACGCACTTTAATCTGGAAAACCTTTTTCTCTCAGAGTGGATCTGAAATTTACGAAATATCTACAAAGATAGGTCGTTTTCCGGATGCAATTATTACTAATAAAAGTTTTAATGATTTAGATAAAATTAACCCTAACCTTCTTGAGAGATGTTTTGATCGGTTTATTTTTTTACCAAATAAGCCGACTGTAGAAGAGTATAGAGAAGCTATAAGACATGCAGATGTTATTACACTACACGGTTTTCTTCGTATTGTACCACAGGAAATTTGCGGTAAGTTTAAGATATATAACGGTCATCCAGGACTTATAACTAAATTTCCAGAATTAAAAGGTAAAGACCCACAAGCTAAAGTATGGCAAACATATCCCATTAAAAAGTATAACACACATGGTCATGTTATTCATGAAGTTATACCTGAAGTAGATGCAGGTAGAGTTGTATCTGAAATGCGTTTTAGTACTGGAGATCTTTATACGGATTTTAAAAGCGTGGATTTATATATTGAGCATTTACATAAACTGTCAATTGATAATTGGGTTGGCTTTATGGGCAAAAGCCTATTAAATAATAAACTATGAGAACAAACTATAAAGCTACAATTTGTGGCGCTCATTCACAAGGTAAAACTACTTTAGTAAAAACTCTAAAGGGAGATTTGTTTTTAAACGACAATCATTTCTCTTTTAGAACTAATTTAACTAGAGGGTTAAAAGACTTGAATGTACCTATTAATGAGGGTGGTACTTCTCTAACTCAATACTTGGTAATGGCTAGACATTTAGAGTATGGATTGACTCCAGGTAACTGGGTTTTAGATAGAGGTGCTTTAGATGGTATTGCATATACGACTTATTTTTATGAAAAAGGACAAGTTAATAAAGAAGTATATCAAGCTGCTTTATCTGTATACGAAGAATTACTAAAGGTTTATGATAGAATATTTTACGTTGTACCTGAACTAGATATTAAAGATGACGGTGAAAGAAGCACAGGTAAAGAGTTTTTTGATGGGGTTGTAAAGCAGTTTGACTTTTATTTAAAGCATCATTCAATGCCTGCTAATAAACTCGTTTACGTTATGGGAACAGTTGAAGAAAGAACTAAAATTATAACTAATACAATAACAAAAGATTTTACTAATGAGCTATAATACTAATAACATTGACAAAGTACTTGGACAGAGAGTAGATTCTCCTACCACGTATACACCAGAGATTTTGGTGCGAGAAGAGCGCCAACGTAACCGTACTTACCTTGATCTTAAGAATGGTTTCTTACCCTTTGTAGGTTACGACATTTGGAATGGTTATGAATGTAGTGCATTAACAGATAGTGGTCTACCTGTTACTTGCGTGGCTAAAGTAGTTTATTCTGCTGAAAATGATTTCATTGTAGAATCTAAGTCAATGAAACTATACTGGAACTCATTTAATATGCAGAAGATGGGTAAGAATACCAAAGAAGTACTTAAAAATATTAAGCAAACAGCTTCTAAAGACTTATCTTTATTATTAGAGACTGACGTTAAAGTAGAATTGTATTCTCAAATTACAGATCCTGAAACTGAAACAGATAGAAAAGTCTGGTTTTCAGATCATAGTGCTAATATTTGGCGTCCATTAGAACAAATTAAAAGTGCAGAGAAAATTAAGTTTACCGTATTTAACGAGAATGCTGATCTGTTAGTAGCTAACGAAACTGAATCAACAGAGCAACACTTTTATATGAGTACTCTATTACGTTCTAACTGTAAGATTACAAAGCAACCAGATTCGGGGGATATTTTTATTTATTATAAAGGTAATAAAGCAGTTACAGAGCAATCTTTATTAGAGTGGATCGTTTCATTCCGTAATGAATGTCACTTCCATGAAGAAATTTGTGAAGCTGCTTATAAACGCCTTTGGGACTTATTACAACCAGAAGAACTTATGGTAACTTGCTACTATGCAAGACGTGGTGGATGGGATATTGTTCCTACACGGGCATCCCATAAAAAACTACTTAACAGGTATCTTATTAACGCAAAAGCACCTTACTTTAAGTTTCCTCGTCAATAACCTTGATTAAATTAAAAACTATATTAATATAACTATATGAACCCAGATCAAATTATCGTTTATCTAGACAGTATTCAACGTACTATTGTTGCTACATTTGTAAGCCAAGATGATAGTAGTGTTACTATTACTAAGCCAGCTATTCTTAACGTAGCTCCTACACAAGAAAAGAAACTACAAGTACAATTATATCCTTTAATGTTTAGAGAGTTTTTTAAAGACAGGGATGCATTTCCAACTTGGACACTTAGTAAAACACAGATTACTCTTGCTTCTAATTTAGAGCTTGAGCCAAATCTTATTGGTCAATACACAGAAATGTTTAAACCATCTAACGCTCAACCAGCTCCTACCATTAAGCTTTTTGACGCAGACGGTAACTAATATATGTCCCGTAAACAATCAACAGCAGAGTCTAAGGTTTCAGAAACCAAGACTTCTTCTTTAAAAGATATTTTTGAAGCAGTAGACGCACTGAATGCAGATGCGTCTATGCTATCAGAAGATAACTCTCTTTCTATTGTAGGAGACTGGATTGATACCGGTTCTTATGCTTTAAATGCAATATTTTCCGGTTCTCTTTATAAAGGTATACCTGTCGGTAGAATAACTGGTTTTTCTGGTCCTTCGGGAGCAGGCAAGACTCTTATTGTTAATAAGATTATTGCTAATGCACAGAAAAAGGGTTATTTTGCTGCGGTATGGGATACTGAAGCAGCTGTAGACAAACAATCAGCTGAAGGTGTAGGTATTGACCCTAAACGCTTAAAATACTATCCAGTAGAAACAGTAGAGGATTGCCGTAACCAAATCGCTACATTTTTAGACAAGATTATTGCAGCTAATGATCCAAACTTAAAGGTTATTATAGCTATTGATAGTCTTGGTAACTTAGCAAGCGCTAAAGAGCTTCGCGACGTTACAGAAGGTAAGGATGCAGCAGATATGGGTACAAAGGCTAAAGCAATGAAGTCTATGATGCGAGCTTTAACGTTTAAAGCAGCTAAAGCTCGGGTACCTATTCTTTTCACTAATCACATTTATGATAACCCAACTTCACTCTACCCTGAATTGGTTAAAAAACAGTCCGGTGGCTCTGGCCCTGTTTATCTTGCTTCTTTGTTGGTTCAGCTTGCGACTAGAAACGAAAAAATTGATAAAAACGAAGAAGAAGAATCAATTGCAGTAGCTCACAATGTAAGCGGCGTTACACTATCAGCAATGACAGTGAAAAATCGTTTTGCACCACCGTTTTTAAAAGCTGAATTGTATAACAACTTCCGTACTGGATTGAGTCGTTATGCAGGCTTAAAAGACATGGCTGTAGCATTTGGTGTTATTCAACAGACGGGTTCAACCTTTCAGTTTAACGGAGAGAAAATCGGTTATGCTAAAACTTGGGAGAATGATACTAAGTTTTGGGATGAAAAAGTAATTCCAAAGTTAGAAGAAACTCTCAAAGAAAAGGTTCGCTATGGAGGAGCATTAGATGCTCCTACAATTGATGAGCCTAAAATAGAAGAAACTACAGAATAATTAAAAAAAGCTAAGGGAAACCTTAGCTTTTTTAATGAAATAGGTTATAATAACTACGTGAAGAGTAAACTACCAGTCAATACAGATTTTTTTGAGAACGTCATTGCATACAATGCTCTTACTAACTCTTATTACACTTCTTTAATATTTGATCATTTGTTACCAGAGAACTTTAAATCTCCTGGTAATAAACTTGTTATTAATATTATTAAAGACTTTTACTCTAAACGTAAATGTTTACCTACAGTTACAGAAATCAGAACATATATTCCTAAAGAGGAAGATGTTAAGCTTTTTAAAGATACCTTATTAAGTTACAAACAATTTGATAATAAAGGTAATATTGAAGAGTTAATTAATAATACAGAAGTTTACTTCAAAGAAAAAGCTGTACATAATGCTATATTAAAGATAGTAGAAGATGTAACTAACGATAAATCTGATTACGGTAAATTTTTACAAGTTTTTGAAAAAGCTTGTAATATATCGCTTGTTAGTGATGTAGGTTTAGACTTTTACGGTCAGTATCAAAAGATTATTGATGAGTTAGGTGCACCTAATGAAACCATACCAATAGGCTGGGATTTTATTGATAATAAAATCGGTGGTGGTTTAGCTAAACGTGGTAGAGCATTGTATTTGTTCTTAGGACCAACTAATGTAGGTAAGTCTATATTTTTAGGTAATATTGCAGCTAATATGGCTGCTAGAGGTCTTACCACTGTTCTTATTTCTCTTGAAATGCCTGAAATGATGTATGCAAAGAGAATTAGTAGTCATTTATCTAAAATTCCAATTGGGGAAATACAACAACAAATTAAACCGTTAGAGAATTTCTTTATGAGTGTTACAGATACTCATAAACAGAAACTACTTATTAAAGAATTCCCACCAAAGAGTATTACAATCGGTGGCATTAAATCTTACCTTGAATCTTTAGTTAAAAAAGGTATTAAACCGGATATTCTTGTAATAGATTACCTTGGTTTAATTAAAGCTAGTAGCGGTGATAACTCTTATGAACAGGGTAAGAACACAGCAGAAGAACTAAGAGCACTGTCTTATTTCTTTAATGTGCCTATAGTTAGTGCAATTCAAACAAACCGTGATGGTATGGAAAAGCCTGGGTTAGAAAACGTATCCGAATCTCTAGGTGTTGCATTTACTGCTGATGTTGTTTGGTCTATTCATCAAGAACAAGGCGATCAAGATCTCGGACTTATTCGTTTGGGATGTATTAAGAACCGTGTTGGACCTAAACACACACCAGAAACAATGAGAATTGACTATAGCACTTTATCTTTAAAGGTAGAAAAAGAATACAGTAAAGATGCCAATAACAATTCAAATGAAGATGAAATGATGAATTTAGAAAGAAAGCTGGAAAATATTACTAAGATAGTTAAATAACTATTGTGAATCCCAACAACATATATGTTTT